ACACACAAGATATTGTGGGGAAGACCTTACCAATCAACGGATAACAGAAGCCATATAATAACGCTTTTGCGTTTGCTAAATCAATCAATCTATTCTAAAACTATAATCATATGAGCGAGTTAACCACTAAGCAGCAACTATTTGTCCATGAGTATCTTATCGACTTAAACGGTACTCAGGCAGCAATACGCGCTGGATACTCTAAGAGGTCAGCTGAAGTACAAGCATCTAAGATGCTAAGGAAGGGTAAGGTTAAAGAAGTCCTAGATGAAGCATTAGCTCAAAGGATTGAAGAAACCAAGATTGATGCTAATTGGGTGCTGGAAAGACTAGCATCTGAAGCTGTAGCAGATATGGGTGATCTTTATGATGACAATGGAAACCTGCTACCGATTAAGCAATGGCCTAAATTATGGCGACAAGGATTAGTATCTGGCGTTGAAACCCAAAAGCTAGGTAATGGTGAAGATGCCATCTCTACAGTAAACAAAATCAAACTAATCGAAAGATCTAAGATCATTGATATGAGGGGTAAGCAAGTAAACGTTCAGGCTTTTGCAAATAAACTTGAGCATACCGGAGTAAATGGAACGCCATTGATACCTGAAGAAATGCACGATATGGAGTTAGCCAGGCGCGTGGCTTTCCTTTTGACTACTGGCAGTGAGTACGCGGAGCATTAAATATGCCTGAATTTGAGGTTCATTCAAAAGCGGGGAAAAGATTAAATTGGCCTCAATTAGAGGTAGCAAGATCTCAATATCCCTATTTATCAGCTACACATAAATTTGGATCTTCTACGTCTTTAACGACCGCGTTTACACCAGTTGCAATCGGGTCTGTGTATCCTACACCACAATCAACAGGAGCTTCATTAGAGGTGGTTTCGTCTAGTACGAATGATTCAACTTCTGGGACTGGAGCGCATAAATTAACAGTTATTGGATTAAGCACAGCTTGGGCAGAGATAAGTGAAGAAGCAACATTCAACGGTACTACGCCAGTCGCGCTATCTAATAAGTTTACAAGGGTTTATAGAACCTATGTTTCTGAATCAGGGACTTACGCAAGTGCTTCTGCTGGATCACACACTGGCGCATTAGACGTACAGGTTAGCGGTGCTGGCGCATTGTGGAGCAGGATTAGCAATACTTTATTCCCTAGAGGACAGTCACAAATAGGGTCTTATACTGTCCCTTTAGGTAAAACAGCTTATATTACATTGCATTTTATCAGTGTTAATAGTAATAAAGCGGCTGATTTTATTCTCTTTCAAAGAAGTGGGGCAAATGAAACAGCCTCACCTTATACGGCTATGAGGGTAGTTGGAGAATATGTCGGTATGGAAGGGTTTAGTAATTTTACGGATATAACAGCTATGGAAGGTCCGTTTTCTGGGCCATGTGATATTGGCTTTATGGCTAAAGCAGTAGCTACGGCACAAGTTTCTGTGGAGTTTGAGGTATTGCTTGTTGATAACGGGGATTAATATGTCTATTAGAAGTCAAAAACAGCATTAAGGAGTTAAAATGTCATCACCAAAATCAATTTCATCAGGATCTTTAACGACCAATGGTACGGTGGTAGCTGGTTCAGGAGTGGTTACATACGCGGAAGCAGTTGGCGGGACGGCTATTTTATATAATGGTTCAACATCCGGTAATCTGATAGCAACAATCACTTCAAGCAGCTACAGAGTATTTAATTCACCAGTAACTTTTGGTAGCTCAGGGTTACATATAACCATATCAGCTGGTGCTGCGGTGGTTCATACAGGCTAAGTTTACCCGCCGGTGAGAGGTAGTAACTAAGTTATTGAAATATATGGAGGCAGCGGTTTCGTCTGTTACGAACATTCTCTGACATAATGCAACCATAATGGGAGATACAAAATGGCACAATCACTAGAAGACAACAGAAGTAAGGCGCTAACATCAGTTCATGGACGTAGACTGGGTATTGATCCAGACGAATTCTTGACAGGTGTAAAAAACGTTAGAATGGTCGTTACTGAAGCAACATCAGACACAACAGGCACTAATCTACCGAATCATGGACTGGTCAGTGTTGTAACGACTACCAATGACTCATGGACGCTGACAGATCCGATACCAGGTGTACCAGTACGATTAGTTTCTGGATCAACGTCAACAGGTACGCATACAGTTACTTGTGCGGCTGCGGTTATTTACTCAACTAATGGCATTGAGGGGGCGAATGTAGTCCTTAAAGGTGCTGGTGCTTATGCTGAGTTGACTGGATTGACTACAGCAGCTTGGACATTAACAGCAAGGGCGAGTACGGCACAAACTGAAGTAACGTCCTAATATCGGGTAGAGGAGGTCGATATGAGTAAAAATATACTAATACTTGGAACAGCTCCATCTTCATTACCATTGGCTCCAGTAGGTAGTCCTGATTGGGAGGTGTGGTCTTGTTCACCTGGCACTTTTCATATGCCAAATATAGACAGGTTCTTTGAATTACACAGATGGGAGCCTGGGCAGACTTGGTTTTCTGAGGGATATTGTGAATTCCTGAAGAACTTTAAAGGTCCGGTTTACATGACGGCACCCGTTCCAGATGTAAAGAACTGTACTATTCTTCCTCATAAAGAGCTGGTGGATAAGTACGGCCCTTATTTCTTTACCTCTACGATAGCTTGGATGTTAGCCATGGCCATTGAAGAGGGTGCAGATAAGATAGCTATGTATGGTATCGATATGGGAGCAATAGAAGAATACAAGGATCAGCGTTTAGGGTGTCAGTATTTTGCCATGCTTGCCAAAGCCAGAGGTATTGAGGTTGGTGTACCGCCTGAATCTGATGTTTTGCGTCCTGCACCATTGTACGGTGTATGTGAAAACTCTCATGCTTGGATCAAACAAACAGCCAGATCCAGAGAGGTAAACGGCAGACTTCAGGAAGCAATGAGGGTGAAAGCCGAGAAAGAGAAGGAAATAGACTTTCTCCATGGTGTTGTGGACGATCAGGATTGGCAGTTACATAGCTGGTTTGGTGGTATGGATACACTTGGAGGTGAGTTTACAGAGCCTCCTGATGTTCCGGCATTGAAACCAGTAGTTACTACAGAGTTATCAGGTGCAAGAAGTGTTGACTTAGAAACTCTTATCCGTAGTGATAGTGGAAAGAAAAGCCTTGAAGAAGTAGGTAGGATTCGAACTGGATGCAGAAAGGCACAGGCTGACTGATGAATATGCTTGCTGAAGTCTTGGAGAAGGTAAAAGACCTTGATCCAAAGGCCAAGGCAAAGCTGACCAAGGAAGTCATAGAAAACACAAAGGATCTGGCGTGGGTGCCATCACCTGGACCACAAACAGATGCTTATTACTCTGAAGCAGATGTATTGTTATACGGTGGTGAGCCTGGTGGTGGTAAGAGTAGTTTGTTATTGGGATTGGCATTTAATAAACATAGACGCTCATTGATCTTACGCCGTCAATACACTGACTTAGGGCATTTACTTGAAGAGGCTCAGAAGTTCAATGGCGGTAAGGAAGGGTTTAATGGCTCTCCTCCTCCAAAGCTTAAACGTCCAGATGGGAAAGTAATAGACTTTGGTGCCGCGGCAAAGGTAGGAGATGAGCAGCATTGGCAGGGAAACCCCCATGATCTTATAGGAGTGGACGAATCTACCCAATTTGCAGAGATACAAATACGGTTTCTTATGGGTTGGTTAAGGTGTGCTGATGATCCTAATCAACGCAAGCGTGTTGTTTTAGCTACCAATCCACCATTATCTGCTGAAGGGCTTTGGTGTACTGAGTGGTTTGCTCCATGGCTTGATGACAAATTCCCTACTCCTGCTAAACCTGGTGAGCTGAGATATGCGATATTAGATGATGATGACAAGCATGTATGGGTAGATGGACCGGAACCTGTTTACATAGAAGCTAGACAGAAACATATCACGCCAAAATCATACACTTATATTCCTGCTTCAGTTCAAGATAATCCTTTCCTTCACGGTACTGATTACGACAAAGAGCTGGATTCAATGCCAGAAGAGATACGATCTGTCTTGATGGGCGGGTTTAAGACTTCATTCAGGGATGCGCCGAATCAGGTTATCCCTACAGAATGGGTGAGGTTAGCGCAACAAAGATGGCGACCTGATCCCCCAGATGGTATTCCAATGTGTGCCATGGGTGTTGATTGTACTGGTGGCGGCCCTGATCCATTGGTGATTGCTCCTAGATATGATGGTTGGTACGCGCCTCTTGTTCAAATACCAGGTAAGGAAATACCTAAAAACCAGATAGGCAAGACAAGTGCAGGGCATGTTATAGCTAATCGTCGCAATAAAGCGACTGTGATTATCGACATGGGTGGTGGTTATGGTGGCAGCACATACGAGATACTGGATGAGAACGAACTTGAGGGTACCGGTGACAAGGGTGCCGAGAAGTCAAAAAGACGGGGTTAGAATGGCAAGTGAAGATTTAACAAGACGAGAAAAGAAGCATGTGGGAAATTGGGTGAGGCATTAGACCCGGGGGAGGCGGGTGGGTAACGGATG